ACCCACCACAGTTATAGCAACCTCTTGCCTCTGTATAGCGTCCCTTCTAGCTTGCGCCTCCGCCTCTCTTTTTTCTGCAAGCACTTCTCTGCGTATTTTTAAAAGCGTATTCCAATGACTTGGGCCTAATTGCTCACAAATAAATTTTTTTAATTCTTCTTCAGCCTCCGCCGCCTGACGTAGTTTGGCAAAACGGTCTAATGCCGTAGCATTTACGCTTTTTCCTGAAACACCTTTTTTTTGTAATTGTTTCTTAGCTGCGTCCGTAGCGTCAAAAAATTGACCAATTTGCTTACTGAGACCTGCTACAGACTTACCGGCGGCTAATCCAGTTTTCAGCCCGGCTAAAATTGTTAATGGGTCCATCTCTACATTCCGTCATTTCGTGTAAACTCAACGGTTTTCTCCAGTATTCCCACTCTAGATTGTAACTTTATAATCTCCATCATATGGCTAGCCATGCCACCCATATCTTCATTCATCATATCAATATCTGCCCAAATTTCGTTATCCCCGTCTTCCATGTCTTCATAAAATTCGGCAAGAATATCAATCAACTCTTCGATGTTTTCTTTGTTTTGCTCAACATCTCTTATTAAATTAGTTCTGTCCGTAGCGTTGTTCTCAACAGTAAGAATACTTACCGTCTCCTCCAAGTTAGATATAGTACTAGCCTGTTGGGCGGTCCACCAAATGAAACCGCCGATCTGGGCTATCACAACCCCAACTACAGCAATACTTACTTTGGGTAGCTTGTCAGACAATTGTTTTTGGTCTTACTTTTGGACGACGAGGTTTATCTTTAGGTGCCCCTTTAGACTTTTCTTTGGCTTTCTTCTGAAGCAGTTTCATTTCAAACGTGCTTTTACGGAGGTCATCCGCCTCCATCATATCAAGCAAACCTTTGTAATAATCCATATCTGTGTTTTCTGGCATAACTATTTCCTTTTTTAGGCGTTAGTGAACCGTGCGCCGCGTAGTGCAGCCCCCATTCCACGCTTCTTTCCTGTTGTGACCTTGGCCTTTGCAACATTAGGAGTCGGTATTTCCTCCAACTTGCAATAAGGTATTCTACCCTGATCCTTAATATCAGCATAATTTTGCGGCGTTTGAGCCGCTTTTGGTGTATTCGTTACAATCTTAACACTTGCCATTACTGACCCCTTTGCTTCATTTGTTCGCGCTGCATTGCGCTTTCAATTCGTGCCGCCGTCTGCGCTTCCTGACTCGCGAGCCTCTTGTCAAACTGTTCGGCCCGCATCTGTTGATTCTGCGCGTCAAGCTGCAATTTTGCCTGATCGATTTGTGCATCCGCCTGTTCGGACTGCGCCTTGATCTGCAACTCCTGTTCTTTCAACTTTACCAGAGGATCGGGTCCCTGACCAGATACTTGTGCACTTAGCTGCTTCAATTGCTGCATACCCGCCGCAATACCCTGTGCAATCATCGCCTGCATCTGCATCTCCTGTTGCTCCGCAGGTACAGGTCCGGCTTGCGCCATCTGAGCCATAGCTTGCTCTTCAGCCTGCAACCTTACATGCTCCATAACATGTTTTTGTATAGACATCGCAACCGGAGGCATACCACCAATCATAGGACTAGACGCAAAAACTAAATGCGCCATAATATGAGACTGATGATCCTGACCCTGAAACGCGTTTAACTCTATCATGTCCATAGCATTGATGTTCTCTGACGCAGGGTCCGTGGGCACCGGTTCTTCGTCCGGAACCTTCTTCATCAAACGATCAACATCTGTTACACCAATCGCCTCATACATATCACGATACACTTCATGCATATTATGCAACTCAGGAGCCGCACCCGCCAACTGCATCTTAGTCTGAGCCAACGCTATACGCTGCGCCTGACTAAACGTATTCGGATTACTAACAGGAACCACATCTACACGATCATCAAAATCAGACGCCATTATCGCCTGATCCCCATTCTCCACAGAATATGGGTACTCTTGAGGCAAAAACTCACTCATAACACGAGAAAGTATCTTAAATTCCATTCGCATCGCATAATGTAATCGCTTATGTACAGCGCTCATTACCCGTGTGCCCTGTTCCAACATTGCCAAAGTTGTGCCGACAGCCGCGTTCTGATTGCCATCACCAACCTTCATATCAGTAATAGTCGCGAACCTCTGACCCGCCTGTACAACAAAACCCAATAAATTAAACAACGTCTGATCGGGACCCTTAAAGGGCAGCGGCATAAGACTATCTCTGATAGCCCCACCGGGCGCGTCAACGTCCCTAAACTCGCCCGGCTGCAAAGGATCATCATCGTCACGAATCCTCAAACCACGCGCCTTAAAACCCGCGGGAAGATTTGACAATGTACCTGCATCGATCAACTGTCGCAGTGCCGCTGTGGCGGTTCGGGAGAGACCGCCAATCGTGTGTATCAAACCCAGACCATAAAAACCAAAGCCCGGTAAAAACTTGTAATGCACAAAATATTGTATCTTGCGCTTTAACTCATCATCCTCACGATAATTACGACGAATAGACAAAACTTGCCCATTATCTTGCGAAACTGTCACAATGTAAGGAACCTTAATACCTGTAGGTTCCCCATCTTCGTCAACATCTTCAAAGCCATCCAAATCTAAATACGCATGAAACTCCAATAAAGTACAGTCATAATCCACGTTTCCGGGTTCAAAACCAGTAATCCGGTTCAATTCACCCTGTACCTCGTCAGAATCACCCTGTTGCGGTATAATAGGAATATCACGATATATCCCCGCCAGTTGCTGCTTACGCAAATCATTCAAATTCATACGAATAACATGCGCTATGTTAGAACATGTCTCTAAATCAGAGGTCTCGTAAGGAACCACCAATTGCTCCGCAGGCACAAACTTACTGACCGCACGACCCAAAACCTCATCGTAATACACCTTCTTAAACGTACTGCCCGCCAAAGGTAAATAAAACAACATCTGATCCATGTCAGGCGTGTAATCTTCCATTACAGTCGTGATGTAATAGTTCATAAAGTTTCGAACGCGGGAAGCCTGTTCCTGTTTTTCCCGCGTCTCATCACCCATAATTGCTGTCCGAACGGGACCCGACGAAGGTAAAAGTTCATTAAACGCCTGCGCCTGAAACTGAGTCGCAGCTTCCGCAAGTAACGGGTGAGTCACCCCAGAAGCACCGCGAAACTGCTCCGTCCGTTCCTCATAATTAAATCCAAGAAGCTCCAAACCATCCGTGTAAGCGTCTTCCCACTCCTGACGACTGGCCTTGTTTGCATCAAACTCGCCCATTAATTCAGAAGCAATCGCCCCTAACTCACGGTCATCCATGTCTTCAGCAAGATTCTCGCCAAAACCCATGTCCTCTTTGTCTTCCGTAGGATCAAAATCCACAAGGACACTTCCGTCGTCCTCGGTTACAATCTCTATCTCCTCTTCTCCCTCAAGGATCAAAGGAGTCTCTCTAGAATCAGGTATCTCTAATTCTAACTCCGCAGACAGATCATCCTCATCCAATTGAGATGGAACATTCGTGTCCATTAGTCCGCCGATAGGTGCTCTCGCCATAGAACTCTCCTAGTAATATGCCCTCACTGTAGCAGACTTTTCATCATCTTGCCAATCATCTGTTGGTAGTTGTACAAAATTACCCTGACGATACCTCATCAAAGCCTGTGTCATGCTATCTACAAGATCGTCATACTCTCCCTCCGGAAAAGCCGCAACCTCCTCAATTAACTCCTCCGCCCAAGGCTCGTCAGGTGCCCAAACCATGCCCGCCTCAAACAAAGGACTTACCGAATGTACCCTCGTCATCTTGTCGTTACCCTTGCTCGGAGTGAAATTTACAACAGGTATACCCGTCTGCCGCATCTCGTGAGTTAAAGGCAGTCCGCTCGCTTTCGCCTCAATAATTACCGTGTCCGGCTCCCAATACTGATACTCTTCAAACGCAAGTGCCTTTAACTCAGGGAAATCATAACGACCTTTCTTGGCATCTAAAAG